GACTGATCAATGGTATCAGCAGTCTCGCAGCTGCGTTCAGCTTCATCGTATCTCCGGCGGGGCTGATTGTTGTTGCTTTAGCTGCTGTAGCTGCCGGAATTATCTACCTGTGGAATACAAACGAAGACTTCCGGAAAAAAGTCAAAGAGATCTGGGAGAATATCAAAAATACGATCTCTAATGTCATCGATTCGCTAAAGCCTGTATTCGATGCGCTTGTCTGGACGATACAGAATCTTTGGGAGGCAATTAAGGAACATCTTAGTGGTGTCCTGGAGACCGCAAGGAATATTATCAATGCGATCATGGATGCTATTAATGCTCTGCTCGGAGTGTTCCAGGGGCTGATCGAGTTTATCACCGGAGCATTCTCTAGAGACTGGGATAAAGCTTTCCATGGGCTTACGACATCTGCCACAAGCGCGTTTACCGGGGTCCTTAATTCAGCTACGAACATATTCGATAGTATGTACAAAAAGATCAGTGGCATTGTCGGCAAGCTGAAAGGGATCTTTGACTTTGAGTGGTCGCTTCCGAAGATCAAACTTCCACACTTCTCCTGGTCATGGAGTGATGTTGGCGGATTAATTAAGCTACCGAAGATCAAGGTTGATTGGTATCGGAAAGCATACGAAAATCCCTGGTTGTTCACATCACCGACTGTGGTCGGTGGACGCGGGTTTGGTGATGGAGTCGGTGGCGAGCTTGTGTATGGTCATGATCAGCTCATGCGTGATATTGCGAGTGCTTCCGGGAGCGGAGTGACAGTTAATGTCTACGCTAGCGACAACATGAATATTAAGCAGCTGACCGACGAGATCGAGCGTAGGCTCGCTCAGGTCCAGCGTCGGAGGAATAGTGCTTATGCCTAATACGTTCACGTTCGGGAGTGTAACAAGCAGCACATATGGTGTTTATATAAGCGGATCTGGCGTGTTCAATGCACCGGCGCGCGATTATGAATACATTGAGGTCCCCGGCAGATCCGGGGATCTTGTTATTAATAATAAGCGGCTGAGAAACATTGATCTGGTTTATCCAGCGTTTATCACTTCAAGCCTAAGCAGCAATATTTCCGGGCTTGAGTCTGCTTTATTATCACAGATTGGGTATCAGCGTCTGACAGATAGCTATCACACTAGTGAGTTCCGCCTGGCAACATTCGAAGGGCCGCTTGATGTAACTCCTATTAAGAAACTGTCAGCCGGCGAGTTTGAGATTTTGTTCAGGTGCAAACCGCAGAGATTCCTGACATCAGGAGAATCGACCACAACCCTCACATCGACTGGATCCATATCGAATCCTACGCTGTTTGATTCAAAACCGCAGATTGTTGTAACCGGATATGGAGAGCTTGGTGTGGGCGGTCAAACGATCACGATTTCAAATCAGTACACAAGTGTAACGATTGATTCTGATATTGGTGATTGTTATAGCGGGTCTGATAATGCAAACCATTATGTGACTTTCTCTGATGATCAATTCCCGGTTTTGAAGCCAGGATCGAATGCAATAACTCTGGATGCGACAATTACCAAAGTCGTGATTACTCCGAGGTGGTGGACGTTATGATCCCTGTCCTTTATTACGGAAGTGAAACAGCCTTCACTTCGAATGGACTCGGGCGGCTTAACGATTGCATATCGTGTGTTGTTACTGAAGAGCGTAATGGAATCTATGAGTGTGAGTTTGAATATCCGGTCACAGGGATCCACTTCGATGAGATCCAAATTGACAGGATTATTCTGTGTACACACGATGAGTCCGGAGATAAACAGCCGTTTATAATCTACGCAAAATCAGAACCGATAAATGGTGTTGTAACGTTTAACGCCCACCATGTCAGTTATCGTCTTAATCATTCAGTAGTTAAGCCGTTTACAGCGGCGAATGCTGCACTAGCTATTCAGGCGATCCCAAATAATCTTCTGACAGATTGTGATTTCACTTTCTGGACAGATATGACAACATCAGGGCTCCTCAGGATCACTGCACCCAGATCAGTTAGGAATTTGCTTGGCGGTGAGGAAGGCTCTATGCTGAGTCACTACCATGGTGAGTATGAATTTGATAAGTTTACGGTCAAACTTCATCAAGCCAGAGGGACTGACAATGGAGTCACAATCAGATACGGAAAGAATCTGAAGGATTACAAACGTGATTATAGCTGTGAAGGGTTGTATACCGCGATTATTCCGTATTGGTACAATGCCGATACTGATTCATCTGTATATGGGGATCTGATCGTTGCATCGTCTGCTCCAATGGTTGAGGATGTGTGGACGGATCAGGATGGCACATTAATCACTGATGATAATGATAACGTTTTCGAGTTCGTCTTCACGAGGATCATTCCTGTCGCATATGACTTTTCAGATAGTTTTGAAGAACAGCCTAGCGTAGCCGAACTGAACAGCGCAGCCTCATCGTTCCTGAGTCGGAACCGGCCGTATCTTCCCAATGAGAATTACACGATTAACTTCGTGCAGATGTGGCAGACGGAAGAATACGCCAGCTATGCACCGTTACAGGCGGTTAAACTCTGTGACACTGTAACGATTGTTTATCCGGATCTAGGTGTTAATGAAAAGACTAAGGTCATCAGAACAGTCTATAACTGTCTGTTAGATCGATATGATGAGATTGAACTGGGATCACCTTCGAAGACATACTCTCAGATCCTCCTGGAATCCAATGCCGCAGATGTAACGGCAAAGATCAATAAGTCTGAAGTAAGAACCTTTATTGCTCGCGATCAAGCCATCGCGAGTGCTACTGCACAACTAACCGGGCAGAACGGTGACAGCCATATCGTCTTCACGCTTAATGCTGATGGTGGGATGGAAGAGATGTATATCATGGACACCGACAATCCGGATACAGCAACAAATGTATGGCGATATAACTCTTCTGGATGGGGCCATTCTTCCACCGGGAAGTCGGGGCCATATACTATCGCAGCGACTCAACAGGGGTCGATCCTAGCTGATTTTATTACGACAGGCCGCCTCCAAGGGTACAGCGACACCAACTATTGGGATCTGACCACAGGATACTTGTGCGCTGAGAACGGAATGATCGGGGCGTTTACGTTTGAGAACGGAAGACTCGATTATTTTGCTGAGTTTGTGGGCGAATATGGAACAGTAACCATCGCTCCGTCTTTCCTTAGGTATGGGACAGAATACTGGCCTGTTGGGGCTACAGAGAAAAGCTCTGGTTCATACAGTTACATGGACTATGAAGGGTTCTCCATGAGCCACTATAACAAGCTGTGGAACCCAACAAGAAAAGAAGTATTCAGATTAACTTATATTTCTGATTCTAATTATGATGGACGAAGCTATGACTTCAAGATTTATGGACAAACCGGGGGAGTCGTTCTTGGATATGTAGACTCAGAGCACAAGGTTTATTCAAGGACGAATTGGCGGATCGAAAGCAATTTTGAAGTCCAGAGTGGATACACCAAGAGCAAGATCATAGACACAGGCGATTATGCTGACCGCCTCGTTTACTGCTACGAAACCGCCTCGCCAATGTATGGCGACATCGGAGAGGGGCAGATCGGCGACGATGGTAAGTGCTATGTGTGGCTGGATCCGATCTTCGCCGAAACGATCAACACAGATCAGTATCAGGTATTTCTCCAAGCCTACGGCGACGGCAAAGCGTATGTATCCGAGAGGCATCCGGGCTATTTCGTGGTCAAAGGCACGGCGGGGCTTCCGTTCGGATGGGAGCTGAAAGCAAAACAGGGCGATCTGGAGAATGTACGCCTCGAACAGCGTTCTATTGAGTATCAGAAGCCTGTTGAAGAATACGGCGAAGGTGCGAAACAGCATATCGAAGAAATCATGAAAGAAAGAGGGCTTAACGGATGAAAACGATCACAAGCGTAACGGCGTTTCAGGATGCGGTCGGGATGCGGCTGTCTGCCACCTATTCAGAGGTGGATGACGCAACTGGGAAGATTATCTCAGATAACAAGAGATTCGACAGGGTAATC